TTACAACTGCAACTGTTAAGGATGCAGTAGAGACACTATCAACCAAGAACATTCCAAGGCTTGGAGAGACTTACGTTGCGTTTATTCACCCACACCAGAGCCGTAAGCTTCGTGATCTACCAGAGTTCATCGAAGTAACCAAGTACGCTGCTCCAGGTAACTTCATGCTCGGTGAAATCGGTCGTTTGTACGACACAGTATTCATTGAGACAACTCAAATCCAGAAGGTAACAAATGGTGCTGGATCTGGTTACACCACAGACACCGCTGTTGCTCCTGGAAGCATTTCTTATCCAACTGGTGGCGGTTACACAACCCCAGTAACAAAGACCGGTAACGGTAACAAGGATCGCTACACAGCAATCTTTATTGGTGACAATGCATTTGGTCACGCAATCTCTCTCCCAGTTGAGCTCCGCGATGGCGGTATCCTCGACTTCGGTCGTGAGCATGCGCTTGCTTGGTATGCAATCTACGGTCTAGGTCTAATTACTGACCAGTCTGTAGTCTTGGCAGAAACCAACTAATTTAATTCCGTTGGGGGCGGAGTTATCTCCGCCCCCCAACACAAACATTGGAGAATAATAATCGTGGCAAAAGCTAAAGTAACAGACGTCACTGGACGTCAACGTGAAGAGCTAATTAAGCAAAACGCTGAAGCTCTCGCAAAAAGAGCTGAAGAAATGTCTATCGCAACCGCAATAGATACGTATCGGCTAGAAAACGAAGTAATTGATCAAACAGTTCCAGGCGTAGCTACTGTTATTGATGAGGTCGAAAGTGTGGGAGTAACCACAGCTGACGAGTCAACAGTAATTCGAGTAGCAGAAGATTTGGACTTTGTAACTATCGGTGTGGGTAAACATTACTCATTTAAAGCCGGTCAGAAATACAAAGTGTCGAAAGAGGTAGCCCAACACCTTCAGGAAAAAGGGTATCTTTACGACAGGCTTTAATTAGCTTTCCAGTAAGCTGCCCACTCCGACAAACGCCCTCCTGTTGGAGTGGGCTTCTTATTGTTTACCAAGATTTATATCCAAATTACTTGGATGATTAGATTAAATATAGCCGGAGGATTTAGTGGCAACGCTTACAACCCTTTCTGACAGACTTCGTGCCGAGATTGGCGATATAGGCCGATCATTTGTAGAAACCTTTGAATCTGACGGTCTTACAAAAAGATTTCAATTACAGTACGCTCCAATAAAAGGATCTAACCTTACAATTAAAGTCGGAAACACAAACGTATCCTCAACATCTACAGTAGAAGAAGTTGTGGGTATGGTAGAACTTGCTTCTACCCCTATTGCTGGCTCTCAAGTAACAGTTTCAGGCACAGCATATAAATACTTTACCGACACTGAAATTCAATACTATGTAAATAGCGCTTTTCTTGAGCACGCAAGGTCAACTACTGATAGTAACGGAGCTTTAGCAACTCTTGCCACCTTGCCCTCAATTGATGAATATCCTTTAGTTATTTTAGCCTCTACAATGGCTCTCTATACATTAGCTACAGATTCTGCTTTTGATATTGACATTATTTCCCCGGATGGCGTCTCTATTCCTCGTTCAGAACGTTTTAGGCAAGTATCTGAAATAATTGCAAATAGAAAAGAACAATATCGAGAACTTTGTAACATGCTCGGCATTGGTATGTATAAAATTGAAGTATTTTCACTACGACGCACTAGCCGCCGTACAAATGCGTACGTCCCAATATATAGACCAAAAGAGATTGATGATCGTTCTTTGCCGCAAAGAGTATATTTGTCTATACCTACCTATGGAGATATTACCCCACCAGGTACTGTGACTACTCGAGATCTTTCTATGTATGCTGGAGATGATTTTGAATTAATTCTTAAATTTAATATGGACCTATCTACTTACACCCCTCTATCTCAGATACGCCTTTCTCCAAGTTACCCAGCAAATCAAGTTGGCCCTGTAATAGTAGCTACATTTGAAATAGAAAAATTTGCTTCACAAACTGGTGGAATTTTAGATAGTTTAAGGCTTTCTTTAGAAGATGCTGTTACTGCGTCTTTACCTCGTACTGCTTTTTGGGATATTCAATTAACCTCTTCATTAGGAGAAGTAAAAACATATCTGACTGGAAAAGTATTTACCCGTGCACAAGTAAGCAAGACAAACGGAGACTTTAGTGTCTGATCCAGAGATTATTGAAATTACTGAAACAGGACCCACTGTTGTAATAATTGGCTCTGAATCAACAGGAACACCTGGAGCTGTAGGACCAGCAGGTCCAACAGGACCAACCGGCCCTATTGGCGGAACAGGACCGCTTGGACCAACTGGTGCTACAGGCAGCACTGGTCCACAAGGATCTACAGGACCTACCGGTGCTTCAGGTGCACAAGGTAATGAAGGTCCTATTGGTCCAACTGGTGCTACAGGGCCTATAGGACCACAAGGTGTTACTGGTCCGCAAGGAGCAACGGGACCAACTGGAGCTGTTTCAACAACTCCAGGACCTATCGGTGCTACAGGTCCTACTGGTCCTATGGGAACAGGATTAGTTGTTCAAGGAAGTTTAAATAACTATACTCAACTTCAATCTATTACCGGACAGCAAAAAGGTGATGCTTACATCATCGATGGTGATATGTGGGTTTGGGAAGGAACTGCTTGGGATAATGTAGGAAATGTTGTTGGTCCTACCGGACCTTTAGGACCTACTGGTGCTACTGGTCCGCAAGGTATTCAAGGCTTACAGGGTGTTACTGGTCCTACTGGTGCAACTGGACCTATAGGCGTAACTGGTCCTCAAGGTGCAACCGGACCACAAGGTCCTATGGGTATTCAAGGAGATGTTGGTCCTACGGGACCAACAGGTCCGCAAGGTGAAGTTGGTATTCAAGGTATACAAGGAGTTATAGGTGCAACAGGCCCGCAAGGAGATGTTGGACCTACGGGTCCTCAAGGAGTCACAGGACTTCAAGGAGAAACTGGACCGACTGGAGCTCAAGGAGATGTGGGACCAGCTGGATCAGATGGTGCCACCGGACCTACCGGACCTCAGGGAGAGTTAGGCCCTACAGGACCTATTGGAGAAACTGGTGCTACAGGTCCAACAGGTTCTCAAGGTATTCAAGGTGAGCTTGGTCCAACAGGTCCAACCGGCGCTACTGGTCAAGGTTTAAATGTACTTGGTTCTTTAAATAACTCTACTGAACTTCCAGAATCAGGTACCCCAGGTGATGGTTACATAATCTCTGGTGATCTTTATATTTGGAGCAGTAATTCTTCTTCTTGGATAAATGTAGGAAGAATTGAAGGAGCAACTGGACCTACTGGTGCAACAGGATTAACTGGAAACACTGGACCAACAGGACCACAAGGAGAAGTTGGATTAACAGGTCCACAAGGTATTCAGGGTATTCAAGGTGAAGTTGGTCCAACAGGACCTACTGGCGCAACCGGTGAAGTAGGAGCTACAGGACCAACAGGCGCTACCGGTGAAATTGGACCTATTGGACCTACAGGCCCTACTGGTGCTACTGGTTCTCAAGGAGATACTGGTCCTACAGGATCTCAAGGTGATCTTGGACCAACAGGTCCACAAGGAGATTTAGGACCAACTGGTCCGCAAGGTGAAGTTGGTCCAACAGGACCACAAGGTGAACAAGGAGTTCAAGGCCCTACTGGTCCTCAAGGTGAATTAGGACCAACAGGTCCAACTGGTCCAGTTGGTGATATAGGTTCTTCTGGTCCTACTGGTCCGCAAGGTAGATTTGCATATACTTCTGAAACAGCACCAGAATCTGCAAATAATGGTGATGCTTGGTTTAATCCAACAGATGGTTCTGCGTATATTTGGTATGATAACTATTGGATTGAGGTTGGAGCCGCTCCATTAGGCCCTACAGGACCAACTGGTCCAGCAGGCCCAATTCAAGAAATTATTCCCGTAATCTTTTCTGCTTTTAACCATGAAAATCATCAAGGACTTACAGTAACCTTCGATGAAGAATCCGAAGAGGTACGCATCATCTCTGATGTTGCGTTTATTGAGGCAGTAGCCCTAGCTGCTTTATAAGGAGACCCAGTGCCAATTAATCCCAACTTCTCTGCTCTTGAGTCAGTAATTACTGCCAAGGTAGAGGCAGTTGCTACCAATATTGACAATAAAGACCTTCTTATTCAAATGAAGGCTCTTGAAGCAGCAGTAGCTAATCTAGCTCTTACTCGAGTTATTGCAGAGGGTACTTATCAACAAGGGCAGGTAACCTCAACAGCTGCTGCAGCCTCTACATCATTAAACAATACAGTATCTACCGCTAATACTAATCTAACTGCGGTTGTAAATACAGCCACTACAAACCTAAACTCTGCAGCAACAGCAGCTATTGCATCATTTAATGCAGTGGCTGACCCAGTTATAGAAGAAATCGAGGGTTTATTAGAAGAGTTGGGTGAAACCAACACTCAAGACATTATTGACCTTGTTACTGCGTCTTTGGGGCAGATTACTACGGCAGCAAACAATGCTACTGCTAGCATAAACCAGCTGAAGAGCGATGCAGAAACCATCATTGCCGCAACAGGTACCTCAGCTGTCGGGGCGGTAAACACAGCAAGAGATTCTTCCCTAACCGTAATAGTCAATGCGGAAGAAGACTCTATAGAAGGCATTGAGCTAGCCAGAGACCAGGCAATATCTGCTGTCAGTGCCTCAGGTGACGTTACTAATCAGATCAATTTCTTAAGAAATGACCGCTGGTTAGGCCTAAATATTTTTGGTCCTACTGAATATAACAATTAAGGACTAAAAATGAAAAATTTTACTTATACTAGCTTACTGGGCACAGTCCCTCGAAGGAGATAACGAATGCCAACCTACTCAGCGCTTAATACGCAAATTGAAGCGGTCAAATCAGAAATCACCTCTTCACTTGCTGCAAGCACTTATACAGCTCAAGATTTGGTTTATATTGCCAAGACTCTTGAAACGCTCGGCAACCTACTTGGCATTAATGACCTAGTAGCCGCATCTGCAGCTGCACAAGTTGAACTCAATGATCAACTAGAAGCAATTCTAGATGGTAGTGCACCAGCAAACGTAGGTAAGTTATACGTAGGCGCTGAAGCACAAGCATTTGAAACAGCCGCTGGTCTTCAAGATCCAGCAATTATTGCAAGTATCGATACTCCAGACTATGCACAGATTGCATTCCAAAATAAAGGAAATGGTGCAAACTCTTCAACAGACTTTATTGCCTATGCAAATAACGGAACAGATGATTCTGGATATATTGACATGGGTATTACCTCGGGAGTATTTTCTGACCCAGATTTTACAATTACCGGCCCTAATGATGGTTATATATTTTTTGAAGCACCAAAAGTTTTAACATCTACCATAAATGGAAAGTCTTTAACAAATAACGTAGCAACAGTTACAACTCCAACAGCTCACGGATTCCGTGTAGGAATGCCCGTTGTTATTACTGGTGTTGATGGTATCTTTAACGGAACTTATACAATTTTATCCATTCCAACAACTACAAGTTTTACATATGCTAAAACAAATGGCGACGTAACCTTCCTAGCAGTATCTCCAGTAGGAAATGCAGTAGCTGGAACTACCGGTAAGGGTAACTTAATATTCGCAACATCAGACAACGGTACTGAAAACAGGATTGTCTTTGCTGCTGGTGGTCTTGCATCTGACAATACTCAGATGATCATTATCCCAGATGAAACAGTTCACGTAGAGATTCCAACACAATCTACGTCTACAACAACAGGTGCTCTTGTAGTAGCCGGTGGTCTTGGCGTAACTGGTAACGTAAACGTTGGTGGTAACGTAAACATCACGGGTACTATTCAGTTTACAGGTGGCGGAACTACAGTTCAGACAGAAAACATTTCTATCGTTGCGCCTATGATTTTTACAGCGCAAGATAACCCATCAAATTTACTAGATTTTGCTTTTGTTGGAGAATATACTATAGATGGATCTGATAAGTGGACAGCATTCTCTAAGGATGCTGACACAGGTGTTTGGAGCCTTGTTTCTAACATCACTACAAAACCAACTACTACTATCAACTATTCACAAGCAGGACTTGCTTACGATAAGATTAAGGTAGATCAAGTAGAGCTAGTATCTTCCCCGGCTACAGATACACAGGCTACAAACAAGGGTTATGTAGACAACATACGGGCTCAAGAACAGCTTGCAGCAGTTATGGGAATTTTCTAACCGACTGGTAAGAACTAATAGTTACTTAGGAGGTAACAAGTAATGCCAAACTCAGTAAAGAAACTGTTCCGCGGCAACGTAGGAACTTCTGCAGCAGATGTGTACACAGTGCCATCGGCTACAACCGCAGTAATCACTAACATCGTATTAACTAACACAACTAGTAACGTGTTAACTGGTACAGTAAAGTTAGGGACACACGATGTTTTATCAGCAGTAACTGTTCCTGCAAATGGAATTTTTGCTTTTGATCTTAAACAAGTACTTGATGCATCAGAAACCGTAAATGCTATTGGGTCTGGGGCAGGTCTTAAGCTTCACGTCTCAGGGATGGAGATTAACTAACAATGGGTGCTCTAGTATATCCTTCAACCTCTGGCGCTGGCGTAGGTGCATTAACCTATAGCTTTGCTGCCGTTCCTGGTGCAGAATATGACACCACCGAACTTAATGCTAGCGGAGTTTATGAATTCCGTGCACAAGAAGAACCAATAACAGTTGCTATTTACGCTGTAGGTGCTCTTACTTCTCCTATTGAGACAGTGTCCCTTGTAAAAGGTAAGACATTTACTCATAGTGGTACTATCGCCCGTATTCGCATTTTAACTGCAACTTCTGGTGGAACTACCACAGGTACCGGATCAACTCTTTTAATTATCAAGTACAGCTCATCAATACCTTCTCGTACAGGATCTACAATTGATGGTCTTGGCGAGGAATACGCACATACAGAGAAGTCAACTGACTTTCAATCTTTTGAGGGATACGGTCAGAATACAAACCGTATACCAATGACTGCTCGTCTTGACGGAACAGCTAACACTGCAGCTTGGGTTTGCTGGACATACAACTCTACCGGAGATGGCATATACCGTTTCCGTAACACACCATCTCCAGGACAAGGAATTGGTACAGCAGCAACTACCTTCTCAGGTATTGCTGGTAACTTCTTTTTTAAAGCAACTAACAACACAACAAATACATGGACTCGTCTTGCAGACCTTCCACTTCCTCCACTATCTGATGCCTCTGGAACTACATTTGTTGAACAGCGTTTACGCCGTGCAGTTATGTGGGATACCGGACTTGACATTATTGTATGGTTCCGTTGCGTTGATAACAGAACTCAAACAATTAACTCTGTTAACTACACTTCAGTAGATACCTACCTATACACATATACAAAAGAAACTGATACTTGGACATTCCATGGCGCATGGAACATTGGTGCGACTGGCTATAACTCCTATTGTGATGGACCTCAAATGTCTTTCACACACTCTATCGGTGGAGTTCGCTACTGGTATAACTGGCAGCAAGAGCGTTCGGCTAACGGGTTTTTCCGCTATAACTTGTCAACAGGTGCTCGTGAGACTATTACTGCAGCAGCTGATACTTGGCACGAAGGTTCTTATGTAAATAACTACTTCCTTGCTAGCCCAACTCAGGGTATTGCTAACACTGATGGTGGTACTACTGATTATCAGATTTACGATCCAACTAACAACGTCTGGGCAAAGGTAACTCCTCCATCACGTCTAAATGAAGCATCAACTTGGTTCCGTGGTGGTCAGATTTTCCGCTATAACTCAACCTCATTTGGTGTTATTGGTCGCCGTACATACACAACCGATAACGTAGCTCCTTCAAATGGTGATCGTTATTGGGGTCGTCGTCTATGGATCTACGATACTGCTACTCAATCACTCGATCGTTGGCTAGATAAATCCTTTGAAATGGAAAACTTCTACCCGTTAGCAATGCGTCCAGGAAACGATACCTACGGCTCAACCTTTATTTGGCAACCTGTGGGTACTAATTGGGACGGTCGTTTCTGGCGTTTCCGTAACAACTACGGTGGCAGTGCACTTGGTCGTTACAACCACGACTATGTAGATACTCAAAAGCCAAAGAAAGTTGAGGTAATTGGTGCGTTTCGTGCACGTGGAGAGATGTCTGTTGGTCTAAATAGCGTTCTAGCATTTGGTTACCACAGAAACCCATTTGCTGTACCAGTGATCTTTGCAAGATACGAGCAGACCGCCCACGATTCTGAAATTCGTGGAGGTCGAGCTGCCAGCAGTACTACAGATACTACAGCAATGCAGAGACATGACTTTGAATCTTGGGGTGCTGAATTAATCACCACCTCTGGAGAGGTCTATCCTGTAGTGCCTCAAATGCCGATTGTGCAGGCGATCTATGATCCTCAAATGCGTCGTTACTATGTAACTGGTTACTTGCCATCTCGTTTGCATAACAACTGGAATGATGGCAGCTCAAACAACTCCTTCTACAGCAGATCTCCTTGGAGACAAGCTTCTGCTGTTATTGAAGAAGATACCGGCAGATTCTATTACATGGACTACAATCAAACTGGTACCAATCAGGGTGATTCCTTTGACAATTCCTGGACCAGCAGCGGTCAACCGTATACTTCATCTGTTAACGCTCCTGGTGAAATCCAAATCTTGTCAGCTGGTAGGGCATACCGTCCCGGTCTCCACTTTATTCGTCCATACGAAGCCAACGCTTGGGAAACAAATAACATTTGGAACCTATTTAACTGGGAATACTCCATTAAGCGGCGCTGGACTAGCTATAACTGGATTAGCTCACAGCACCAAGGAGACGGAAGAAACCCACAGGTCTATAATTTTGGTCATGATGCTATTGATAATCGTTACATTCAGGTTGTCAAGTTTGGTAACGGTCGACTAAGTCGTACAGGTATTCCAGAAGGAACTATTTTCTGGGATGGCCGTACACTTGCTCAATATAGTCAAGAGTCTGGTGTGGCACCATTTACAGCCACTCAGACTGGATGGCGCCGTTTGCATACAACTTCAAGCCCATATATGACAGGTGATACAACAATACACCGTACACCTCACGTATGGTTTGACGGTCGTTATGCTATTTGCGAAAAGCCAGATAGCACAGGTTATTACGTATTTGATATGGATAGCCTTTTGTCTGAGCCTAAAATTATCTCGTCTCATATCCCAATTAACTCTCGTCCAACCCCCCAATATCAACCTGCTAACTCTGGTACGATTGGTAACAACTGGTCTAACTTCTCCTACAACAAGGCTTGCCTTGGTGGCGTAGAGATTATCGCTGGAGGTTCTGAGGGCGACGGTGTACGTACTTGGCGAAATGACGTATACTACCTAGTTAGATCTAAGGAGGTCTAATAAATGTCATTTACTGTAGAAATAGATAAAAAAGTAGCCACTATCCTTCGTGATGGCGGAACCTTTCTAACTCAATCGTTTGATCCTCGTGAAGAGGGAAGTACTCCCTTTGCATCAAATGCAAAAGCTCAAGAGTGGGCAGATGCGTTTGTTATTCAAACAGAGGCTGAAGAAGCTGCAAAAGCTGCGGATGAAGCTGCTAAAAAAGCTGCTTTTGAGGCGGATGAAGCCGCACTAAAAGCCGCTGCTGAAGCAGCTACCGAAGCGTCTTCCGAACAAGAGTAATATTTACTATAGAATAGGCGGGTGTAAAAACCCGCCTATTTCTATTTGGAGCATAAAATGAAAAAAGTACTTATAGCAACGTGCTCAGTTCAACCCGTTATTTCTGCATTTTTTGCAAAGTCTCTCGCAGAAACATTTGCAGAAGGACAAAAACAAGATATTTCTTTTCAGTTCTACTGGTCTCCAGATGAGGGTTCCTATAGAAATCAAGCGGCTGAAATAGTCTTAAATAATAATTTTGATACCCTTGTTTTTATACAACCGCATATTCAATGGGTGCCAGAGACATTAATATCTATTATTAATAATAGTTCTTTAATAGAGGGTGTTCCTACAAAAGATTTTTACTCTCCCCAAAAACCTTTTAAAATAGCATTAAATACAATTAAAGACGATCAAGAAATCTCAGCAAAATTGATCACACTTGATTTTATAAAAATAGAAAAAGAAGTATTTTCTAGAATAGAAGATTTTGTCGTAAAAGTTAATAAAATAAAAGAAGATGTAATAGAACAAATTCCTATGTATTTTTATGCCACTGCTGACGAATCCGGGCAGGTAAGTCAAGATCTTAATTTTTGTCTAGCTGTAGAGAAGGCTGAAATACCCATTGAAATTAACGCAAATACTGCCTTTTGGGAACACATGGTGATTCCTTACAAGATTGATTTTGGAGCAGAACTTCGCCAATATGCTGTTTCTAAAGGTTATGAATCTTTAGAAAAACAAGGCTAGATTTCGTTGATACACTGACTTGCTATGGCCATAGACTTTCCAGATAACCCCACATTAAATCAACAGTTTACTGTTGGTCAAACCACGTGGTACTGGAGTGGTTCTGTATGGAGATTACTAATCTCTGAGGGTGTTCAGGGAGACTTAGGTCCTACAGGTCCTATAGGACCAACAGGTCCTACAGGTCCAGACTCTATAATTCCAGGACCTACTGGTCCTACTGGTCCTACTGGTCCAACCGGATCTACTGGGCCTATATCAACAGTTCCTGGCCCTACAGGTGCAACTGGTCCTACTGGCCCAGAAAATGACAACATTGATGGTGGAGTTCCCAATACAGTTTATGGTGGAGGAATTACAATCAATGGTGGTAACGTACTAGGAGTGTAAATGGCCGTAAAAATTCAGTTTAGACGTGGTACTGCTCTTGAGTGGAGTCAATCAAATCCAATTCTTTCTCAGGGAGAAGCGGGCTATGAACACGACACCGGAAAATTTAAAGTCGGTAATGGATTAACTCCTTGGAACTCTCTTTCATATTCTTCTGGTGTTACTGGGCCAACTGGTCCCATAGGAGTTACAGGCCCAACAGGTGCAGCATCCACGGTAACAGGACCAACTGGTCCTACAGGACCATCATCAATCGTAAACGTAGGAACAGTAACAACTCTTAGTCCTAACTCAAATGCCACTGTTGTAAATTCTGGTACTCCGTCTGTTGCTGTTTTTGATTTTGGAATTCCTAGAGGTGTTACAGGACCACAAGGCGCAACCGGCCCCGTAGGTGCAACTGGACCAACTGGCCCACAGGGCGTTACAGGTCCAACAGGTGCGGACTCAACAGTAACTGGGCCAACAGGGCCGCAAGGTGTAACGGGCCCTACAGGACCTCAAGGCGTTCCAATTACACTAAAAGGATCTAAAGCAACTGTTGGTGATTTGCCCTCAACAGAAAATAATTTAAATGATGCGTGGATTGTAGATGCAGACGGCGATGTCTATGTATGGGATGGAACACAATGGTATAGCGCCGGACAAATCGTGGGCGCAACTGGTCCACAAGGAGATACTGGACCAACTGGACCACAGGGTGATTTAGGACCTACAGGACCTTCTGGAGTTATTTCTGTAACAGAACCTGTAACAAATACCGGCACTTCTACCGCTGCGGTAATAGGCTTAGATAAGTCCTTAATTACTTCAGATGATATTACCTGGTCTGTATTTGATGCTTTAGTAGATTTACCAGCAGCAGTCTCTAACCACGGAATGTTTGCTCATGTCCATGCTACTGGAGGTGCTTATTATGCACACGCTGGCGACTGGGTACAACTAGCTATTAACACAGACGCTAGATTTACCGATACGCGTACTCCTACAGACGGGACAGTTACAACTGCAAAGATTGTAAATGAAAACGTTACTGCAGATAAACTAGCGGCGGATTCAGTAACTACATCTAAGATTGTTGATTTAAACGTAACAACTGCTAAACTAGCCGATCTAAATGTTACTACTGGAAAGATAGCCGATCTAAATGTTACTACTGGAAAGATAGCAGATCTAGCTGTTACTACAGCAAAGCTTGCAGATCAAAGCGTTACTGCAGCTAAGCTAAACAATGATGCATTCGGAAACCTTGCAGGAAATCAAAATCAGAGTTTGTCTGTAGTAGATGTATACCCACGTATTGGTAACTTTACTGGAACCCCAACAAGCGGAACCGTATACCTAACAATGTTTACCCCTACCTGGACTACTACAATCTCCTCAATAAGTGTAGCTGCTGCAACTATAGCCACTACAGGAGCATCATTAATTCGTTTTGGTTTATATACAGTATCTGGCAATACTGCAACTCTAGTAGCTAGAACAGCTTCTGATACGACCATATTCTCTACAACCAATACTCTTTATACACGAACACTGGATTTAAGTGGCGGATATCCAGAAACTTATGCTCTAGTTGCTGGAACACGATATGCGATTGGTTTAATCGTATTAGCTTCTACTCCTGGATCTATACAAATGGCGTGGAGTTCTGTTCCTGGAACTCTGTCTACACTATCCCCAAGAATTACGGGGGCAGTGGCTGCACAATCAGATCTACCAACATCTATAAGCTCAATGTCGTCAAGTACTATTAGCGTTTGGGGAAGGTTCTCATGATAAAGACTAGTTTAGGTATAGATCCAGAAACTGGCGCAGAAAAATTTGAAGTAAAGAATGAAGAAGGAGTGGTCGTAGGTTACGACTTAGTTTATTTAGAAGAATAATTGGAGCATGAGGGCATGAAAATAGCCGTCTATACGATAGCACTAAACGAAGCTCAGTTTGTAGAACCATGGTATCAATCTGCAAAAGAAGCAGACTATCTGTTAATAGCAGATACCGGATCTACTGATCTCACTAAGAAGTACGCCAAGAACTACGGCATAAATGTCATCGATATCTCTGTAAAGCCTTGGCGGTTTGATGACGCTCGCAATGCTGCTCTTGCAATGCTTCCTAATGATATAGATTTTTGTATAGCCCTAGACATGGACGAAGTCCTATTGCCTGGATGGCGTAAAGAACTAGAAGCACTCTCCAACACAAACATAACTCGCCCACGTTATCAATATACGTGGAGTTGGAACCCTGACGGTGCCCCAGGGTTACAATATGGGGGAGATAAGATTCACAAAAGGCACGGCTATAGGTGGAAGCATCCAGTCCATGAAGTATTGATTACCGATCGCCTAAATGAAGTCCAGGGTTGGACAGCCCTACAGATTCATCACCACGCCGATGATACAAAACCCAGATCTCAATACTTCCCCCTACTCGCTCAGTCTGTAGAAGAAGACCCCTACGATGATCGCAACGCTTTTTACTTTGCCAGAGAACTTTTCTTCTACGGAAAATTTGCTGAATCAGTAGAAGAGTTTAAAAGACACCTTTCTCTACCAAAAGCGGTATGGAAACCAGAACGAGCAGCATCGATGAGGTATATTGCTAAGATGATAGAAAACTTTGCAGAAAAAGAAAAATGGTTAAAAAAAGCTGTGGAGGAAGCCCCGGATCGTAGAGAGGGTTATGTAGATCTATCTAAACTTTACTATGAAAATAACAGCTGGTTTGACTGCCTGGACGCTGCAGAAAATGCCTTAAAAATAGTAGAAAAACCGCTAGAGTATTTGTGCGAGGAATTTGCCTGGGGATCGGCTCCCTGGGACTATGCAGCCATAGCCTCTTATCGCCTAGGTTTGTTCGATAAGGCATTTCAATACGGAGCTAAAGCCGTAGAATTAAACCCAAATGACCCACGCCTTACGGCAAATTTAGCTTTCTACTCTAAGGAGCATTCTCTTGGCAACGATCTATAAAATTTTAGGCCAGGTTGCCCCAGCAGCTAACGTATCAGGTGGCACCCAGCTTTATGCTGTGCCGTCAGTTTCAGGCAGCTCAGCTGTGGTATCAACCATAGTGGTTTGTAATCGAGGCGCTAGTGCCTCCACCTACCGTATTGCAATCCGTGAAGCTAACGCAGCTCTAGACAATAAGCAATACCTAGCTTATGACGCAACTGTGCCGGCTTATACCACTACCACCTTTACTCTGGGAGTTACCCTGTCTGCTTTAGACGCAATTACCGTTGTGGCTTCTACAGCTAACCTAACCTTCCAGGCATTTGGATCTGAGGTTTCATAACTATGGCCGTACAAAGTAACGGCCAGCCAGTCGGACCTATTTCGTTCACTGATGAGCTTCCTGGCAAAAGAATTTTTATTGGTCAAAATTCTCCAACAAATCCTACAAGCGGTGACCTATGGTTAGATTCAGACATTTTTAATAATGCTGGAAAAAACTTTATCTCAGGCGTCGGCTTAGTAGGATCTTCTACTAACCTATCTATTTCTTCTCCACTATATAAAGATGTTTTTGTTGTATTCAGAAACGTTAGTTCAAGCTCAGACGCAGACATTACTATTACTTTAAATGGCAGCGCCACTGGTTACACTCCAGGCCCAACAGCTTTATTTACAATATCAAATGTAAAAACAGGGGTGACTACAAATCATTGGTCTATAGAAATACCAGATGTTGAGGCCGAAGCCTTTAAGTGGGCTCGTATTGAGGGTAGTTTTACAAACGGATCTAACTCAGTAACTATTCTAAACAGCGTTGCGTCATATAATTCTTCAAACACATTAACAACTATGACTGTATCAGCTTCCGCAGGAGCCTTAAGTGGTACTGCCCTAATATATGGAGTGAACTAATGGCGGTAAGACGATTTAATTCTACAAATAATACTTGGGAACCATTTGGAAGTCCCCAGTTAAATCCTGCAAGTTTAGGTATTACCCCAACATCTATTGGTGCCGTTAACGTAAATAACGGAACCGTTTCTCTTGCAAGCACTTCTTCAACTGTAGTTCGTAATATCACTGTCTCTACCAATGCTCCCTCTTCAGGACAAGGTGCAGACGGAGACATCTGGGTGCAGTATATATAATGCCAGGTTCAGCCAAGGTAAGTGGTGTATGGAGGGCTGCAACTCGCCTTTCAGTTAAAGTAGCTGGTGAATGGAGAACAGCTACTGCTGCTTACATAAAAGTTGGCGAAGTATGGCGTCAATGGTATGCCTCAAGAATAGAAGACACATTTAGTAGATCATCTACAGTCTCTGATTTAGGGATTGCGGAAAGCAATCAAACGTGGGTGCCATTTGGAGGAACCTGGAGAGTAGATGGATCGCAGCAAGCCTCATGCGATAATTCTCCTAGCGATCACGCATTAACAGTAATAGATCTATACAGTTCAAATTTTGATGCTCGAGTAAGAACCAGTGGTGGTGTCGGTCTTGCATTCTGGGTAGTTGATTCTAATAACTGGTGGGCCGCAGTGCCTAGGTACTCATTTTCCGACGGTATTTATTCCTCTTCAATTGATGTAGTACAAAACGTATCCGGAACTAGAACTACCGTATATTCCGCAGTAATAAACTTTAGTGCTACCGGATATACATCTATAAATAGCATTTCTGTAAAGGCAGATAATGGTTCTTTAAGAGTTACAGGATATTCAGATTTATTAGCGACTTTACAGCTATCTGTACCTCTAGTAGTCACTGCTGCATCCCCAAATATGGGAACATATATAGGTCTTATAAAAACTCCTACCACTGCAGAACAGGGAAGTATTGCAGATAACATATATGTAACTACTCCCCCTACTAGCGATCCTATCCCCACCTTTTATCAGGTAGGATCTAGTGCAAGCGAGCTTTACTGCGACGGGGTAAATAGAAGACAACGTGTCGGGTATGTAAGATACGCTTCATCGGGAGCAACAAATAATGAGTATTTAGCAAATAGATTAATAGAAGCAAACTCCGTTACTTGTGGATATGTAGCTCCACCTCCACCTCCGCCTACTCCTCCGCCTCCGCCTCCTCCTCCGCCTCCTCCTGGACCATGTACTAACACTAGCTTTACAGACTGGATTTACAGTAATATTACTTATAGCGGAAACTGTATAAATGGTTTTGAGTCTGGAACAGCAAGCACTAGATCAAGGACAGGCATACCTTGTGGTAATACAATTATCGAACAAGGAAGTTTTGCAGTAGATCCTCGTCCTTGTACAGTTACTTGTTCACAAAATTGCGAACCTTACCAATTTACTCAGCCAGTTTGTAATGGTGAAGACTCATATGTTGGAAACTTTACTGGGTATAGAAGACCTTGCACTGATGGGTCCTACATTACTACGGGCTGTCCTCCAACAGAGTTAAATAGTTTTGGCGCATGTCTTGCTCAAAACGTATCTAGCTGCGGTGGTAGCGGCGGAGCCGGAACTGCTTGTGGATTAATCTGCGGTACGCAATATGGCAGTACTCAAGGACCAGTCGGTCCTGGTGCCTGCCCTGATGGATCTTGCCCTGGATGTACTAGTCATCAAGTTTGGTACCCTAGGTGTTCCGACGGATCTACAAATACCTCAGCACCTTACTACACAGGACTGAACTGTAGTACCCCACCACCGCCTCCTCCTCCGCCTCCTGCACCTCCTTGTGGATGTAATGATTGTGCGTGCTGTGGAGATTGTGATCAAATTCCAACTTCTGGCTCGGTGTTTAGATCTGAATGTTGTGGTCAAGCCATTCGCTGGGCAAACATTAACTGCTGCGGTAACATTACCTATACTTATGAGTGTATAGATAGCTGTACTCCTACACCTCCGCCTCCTCCGCCTCCGCCTCCTCCGCCTCCTCCGCCTCCTCCACCTCCTCCTCCACCTCCTCCTCCACCTACAAATCCTTGTGCTGGTATTAGTTGCCCGCCATGCTATGCGTGCTATGTTGGATTCTGCGAATTTGAAGGCTGTGCTGAGCCAACTCCACCTCCACCACCGCCTCCTCCGCCTCCACCTCCACCTCCTGGAGGTTGCGGATACTGTCCTGAGTTCTTAGGATGCTTCTGCGATGGAGCACAGTGTCTATGCTAAACTTAGAACTATACTTAGGAGAATAAATGACCGTACACAAATTCGCTATAGTAGTTGATGGTGATGTAGCCGGAACTATCAGCATTGATGATACAAATCCTGCTGCATCTGTTCCAAGACATATCGCTGCATATAACTCAGATCCAAAAATTATTCCGGTGCCTTCAGGCTTAGATGTAGTATATGGATGGACTTATGAAAATAATAGTTTTGTAAGTCCACCCACTTCCGCTACAAATCCTGGCGGAGTTACTTTAGGGTAACGGCATGTCTGCATGGAAAGAATATAAACAAAAACTTCAAGGTATTAAGGAAGCTCAAGGAGAAACTAGACCCTGGCATCTTTTAAATAAAGATAATTATACTACCGATGCTATAGCTGAGCTTAGATTTAACATTTGTAAGGGTTGTGAATTTCTTACAAAATCTACAAATCAGTGTAAAAAATGCGGTTGCTTAATGCACCTAAAAACTAAATTAAAACTTGCAGAATGTCCCGTAGGAAAATGGTCTAAAACAGAAGATTAAGAGGGCGTATATGTTTAATCCAAAAGTAGTACCAAATTTTCTCTCTAAAGAGAGCTGCGAGTATGTAGTAAGCACTGTCTCCAAAGTTGATACTTGGGAAGGTGCCGGCAATGATTTTTGGTCTAATAGGGCCTTAGGACTTCCCAACCTTAGAAGAAACATAGACCCTAAAGTTGCAAATATTGTTGCCGAAGCCACTATAAAAGTTAAAAACGCCATCATGTCTGAATACGGCTTAGATAAAGAAGTCTACGCAGACCTTACTCAAATTATTCGTTGGTTTCCCGGCATGGAGCAACCTCCTCACGCAGACGACATGACTAATACAGAACATAGAGGTTTTGAACATAGAGTATTTGGAGCAATAATTTATTTAAATGATAATTATTCTGGAGGTCATACGTACTATCCGGAGCATAACTTTGAGGTTATACCACAAGCTGGAAACTTAGCTATACACCCCGGAGATCCAGAACATCTTCATGGCGTAACTAAAATAGAGGATAACACTAGGTACACAATTGCTTCTTTTTGGACTTTTGATAAATCTAAAGAATATGCGTTGTACTAATGCATGAAAAAATACTTATTTCGGTTGTTTCATATAGAGAGATAGAATTAGAACATACTGTTCGTTCTTTTTATGAAGACGCTAAGTATAAAGATCGTATTTTATTTTCTGTAGTATCTCAAGACTACGAACATCCAGATCTTTCATTTATACCTACCTTAAATCTAAAATATCTAAAAGTAGATCCAAAAGAAACCTACGGTTTAACTTGGGCACGGTCTATAGCAATAGCTATGTTTAGCGACTACGATTATTTTCTTCAAATAGACGCACATATGTTTTCTGTAAAAAATTGGGATGTAGACATAATAGAAGTGTATAAAAAAGCAAAAGAAAAATTTAATTCTCCCGTAGTTTTGAGCGCATACCCAGCAATGTATAAAAGATATTCTAATGGAGATAGGAAAAAAGGGCCAGTTTTAAGTATGTCTCATGCAGTATTAAATGGCGCTCATTTTAGAAATTGGCCTGACCATAAAGAAGCAGAAGACTTAACAGAGCATCATTATATACAAGGAGCTTGTGTTTTTTCTAAAAAAGAATTTTTATTAGAGGTACCTCAAGATCCAGAATTAGATTTTTTTTGTGATGAGGTGTGCTTAAGTATAAGAGCTTTTTATCACAGATACCCCATAGTCTTTTTTAATAACCCCGTATTTTTTCATTTTTACTCGCAAGATAGAGTAGCTATACAAAGTAATATAAAACCGTGGAATGACGGTCACCCCAAATTAAGCATGTTAAATGATACCTCTAGGGGAAACAAGTTTATACGCGGAGAGCTTCAAGGTTTTTATGGTGTTCCTAAAAAAACTATAAATGAGTTTTGTGAATTAACCGGGTACATAATTCCCTTAGACATAAGAGAAATAGGCGTGCCAGAACATGATTAATAAAGATACCCCTGTTCCAACACAAACATTAGTTGTCCTACCACAACCAGGTATAGACAAAGAAGATATTAATAAACTTTTAATACCCCTAACAGAAATTAAAAAAAGAGACTGGTTTACTTCGCACTTTTACTATTGCCTTCCCCTCTCTATAGGAAATATTTATGGATTTATAGTAAAAGCTGAACGAGATATAACAGTTCATTGGAATGGGGAAGAGTCTATTCACGGCCTTGTAATAAATCAAAAACACGAAGACTCTAGATGTCAACGATTTGATGGTCATTTTGGTTCTGGGATACTAACAGTTCAAAACTTATGGCATTATCGAACCCCACCTGGAGTAAATTTAATGACTATAACTCCCCCTAATTTTCCTCAACACGGACTTATGCATATGACTGGAGTAATAGAGACTGATAATCTTAGTCGTGACTTTACCTTTAATTTAAAAGTTACTAAACCTAACATTTATGTGACCATAAAGGCGGGAGATCCTATAGGAGCTTTTATCCCAATACCTAGATATTTTGCGGATCGTTTTACAATCAAATATGCAGACGAACTGTTTACTCCTGAAGAAATTGATTTAGAATATAAGGCCGGAACCGAATTAGCTAGACAACGGCAACAAGAGGACATACTGAAGCCCCACGCAGCTGGAAGAAAGTATTTCCAGGGTACTGATGCCTGGAATAACCCTTTTCCGGATCATCAAAAGAAGTAAGTTTTGTAAACCCTATAGGCTGGGTATTTTAGGGATATACTTCAAATATGCGTGGAGAACAAAGAGAAGGCCGATTTAGCATCCAACACGAACGCGGATCTATCATATCGGGAACTACTAAAGAGGTGGTTCGTACTGTAGGGTATGAAATTGATTGGTGGCTCTATGATCAAGATACCTCTGTTGTAGACCCCATATATGATGTAGGAAGCAATACGGGGGGCAGGCGTTGGCATGGCCCACATACTATCCCCGTAGTAAATGCAGCCTTATTTCAGGGCGTTACCGTTCAAAGTGAACGAGGCTTCTACAACACGGACGTTCTTCGTGTAACCATAAACATGGACATAGTAGATGGTTCAAGCCTTTCTGGAGGGGAATCTAGAGCAATCCCAGAACTTAAATACCTGCCTAACAACCCAGATGCGTATCTTAGGGATAGAATAGTCTTCCGAAATCAGGTGTTTACGGTCAAGCAGATATTCCCTAAAGGAATTATTACCGACGACTACACTCTTTTTACAATTGATTGTAATCAAGTTAACCCTGAAGAACTAATAAATGACCCACAGTTTCAAGAGTATGCTAACTACACTGCTTTTGTTTCTAAAGACAATAGAGGATAATATATGGCTAAACAAGGACCTTGCTGGGACGGATACGTTCAAGTAGGATTTAAAACGAAAGATGGTAAAAAAGTCCCTAACTGTGTGCCGGAAGGTAAGGGCAAAGACAAAGTATCGGCTCCTAGAAAGAAGAAAAAATAATGTGCGCTGTGTGTGGATGTGGTAAGAAAAAGGGCGAACCAGGATACGGAAAAGGCAAAAACAAAAATAAGAGCCTTTCTCCAAAACAAAAAAAGATTGCTGCTGCAGCAAACCCTAAAGGAAAGATCACCGGGGCTGACTTTAAAACCCTTAGATCTAGAAAGGGGATGTAACGATGTGCGCTACCTGCGGATGCGGAATGCCTAAGAACAAGCACGGCCAGAAGACTCTAGCCGCTGCCAATAAGAAATACGCCAAGACTAAAAAGAAGGCAACTAAAAAGAAAAAGGACAAAAAATGACAGATTTGCCTATGGTCAAAAAGGCCTGCGGTTGCAATAATTGCGCTTGCGAAAAAAAAGAAAAGAAGTAATGATTTAACCCCCCAAAAGGGGGTTTTTTCATTTATCCTTGTTTTTGACGCCGGGGAAACCCGGAACCCTGCTGCTTTACCCTGCGCCTTCTGATGGAGGATTTATGATTTCACTTATTAACCGGCTTAATCGGGCTGAGTCCCAAGCCGATAAAGAAGAGTTTGTTCGCGGTTTAGCTAACCTCAAAGACACTAAGAAGCCACTTCTTGTGGGTCTTGTTGCAGGGTATCTACTCTCGAATAGGCTCCGTAAAAAGTGAACGCACTATCTAAATTCTTAACTACCACCTATGCATCAGCTGTCGCGGATACAGTAGCTAACCTTACTACTAAAGTTAGAGCGCAAGCCTTAGATATGGGCTGGCCCTCAGAAGTTTCAAATAAGCTTGTCATAGAATATGTAGACGGCGAGTACGTCGTCCAATACCCAAAAGATGCAAAAGAATCTGTTTTAGGGTTGGAATACGGCAATCAAAAAACCCCCCCACTTCCAGCAATGCGAACCTTTATTCGTAACATTAGAGATACGGGCATGCAAGAAGAAGTAGGAAAGCATCTAAAGCGGACTAGGCTAATCTAATGCCATATATAATTAATGAAGATAAAGCTCTTAAAAGCTTACTTACTGGAATTACAGTATCTGACTCTGGAAACTCCAATAGACCAGTGGGGGTTTGGTTCGGTCAGCCAGATACAGAAATCAGAGCTCAAAGCTACCCATATATTACTATAGAATTGGTGGGCGTATCAGAAGCTTTTGATAGAGCACACCGTGGATATGTTCCCTTTGTCTACGCACCAGAAGGAACTAATCCAGAAGAACAGTACGAAGGTTGGTACCCGATACCTGTAAATTTAGACTATCAGGTAACAACTTACTCACGTCAACCTAGACATGACAGGCAAATTATAAATGCCCTGTTTTCTCCAGGAAGACTTCCACTTAGATTCGGACTTCTAGAGATCCCTGAAGATGGCACTGTACGCAGGGTAGATATGCTGGGGTTCGTAAAAAGAGACACTACCGAACAGGATAAAAGACTGTTTAGTAATGTCTATAACGTACAGATCAGTTCTGAATTCCTACAAGAGGAATTGGATCAGATCTATCAAGTGCTAACGCCACCAAACATAACACTAGCCCCGCAATTTACAGACTTTGAACCAATCGAAATATAAACTCGGAACCCCTCGTAAAAACCTAACTATTAAGGAGTAAAATCGAATGGCTACATACAGTAGACCAGGCGTCTTTATCCAAGAAGTCGAACTTCCTCAAGAAGTCGCACTAGCGGATGTAGGAACTGCAGCTGGAGCCCTGGTAGGCGCTCTATCTAGTGGACCTGTTAATCAACCAGTGCTTCTTAACTCTTGGACACAGTTCGTAAAAACTTTTGGATCTCTTGAAGACGCATATCCAACCACATGGGCAGCCTATAACTTTTTTGCTAACGGTGGCCGTCAGCTATACGTAAAGCGAGTTGTAGGAAGCTCCTCAGCTTCAGCATCAGTAATATTAACTGACCGTGCTCAAGCTGCTCTTAACACCCTTTCTATTTCTGCAGCAAGCCCAGGAGCTTGGGGAAATGATCTTTCTGTAGAAGTATTAGCAGCCGGAACAGATACTCGCTTTACTTTAGCTGTGTATGGCGCTCCAATTACAAGCGCTGCAAATTCAAATGTATTAGAGCAGTTTACTGATCTAAGTATGAATTCTACAGATCCTAGATATGTAGTATCCGTAATTAACGCCTCCTCAGCTTACATACGTGCTGCAGATCTAAATTCAGCGTCTGTTTCCCCAGATGATATGCCAGAAATTGATGGCTTGAAAGATCTAAGCGACGGTGCAAATGGAGCAGCTCCAACTCGTACTAATTACTCAGATGCGCTAACCACATTTGATGCTATCCAAAATCCACTTCTATTTACAATTCCTGCAGCTGCATACATTTATACTCCTGCTGGAACTACTCAAGAGCGCACTCTTGCTGTAAATATTTATGGAGATTTAATTAATTATTGCGAACTACGTGGAGACGCGTTCGCTATAGTTGATGTTCCAACAGGTCAGACAGTCAATGAAGCTAAAACCTTTATTGCAGATGTAAAGGCTGCGGCTCCGGACTCAGATGGAGGATGCGCTGCGGTTTATTATCCATGGCTTGTTATCCCTGACACTTTGCGTGCAAGCGGAGGAGCTACTAGAACTCAAGCTCCTGCAGCAGCAATGATGGGTCAATTCTTAGCTACAGACGCTTCTCGTGGTGTATTTAAGACTCCAGCTGGTCTTACAAACAGAGTAGCGTTAGCAGTTGCTACCGAACGTCAACTAACAAATGCTGAACTAGATTCTCTTAATACTGGAACTGCGCCAATTAATGCAATTCGCCCAGTGCCAGGAAATGGAATTGTTGTTATGGGTGGTCGCACACTTAACAACACCCCAGGTGATCGCTACATAAATGTACGTAGATCACTAGTCTACATAAAGAAAGAGCTAACTGATCGAAGCTCTTTTGCAATATTTGAGAACAATAGCGAACGTCTATGGTCTCGAATCCGTGTTGCTTTAGGCTCTTTCTTAAGAGGTTATTGGCAACAAGGTGGTTTACGTGGAGCAAGCCCAGATAAGGCTTACTACGTAAAGGTAGATGCAAGTACAACAAGCCAAGCAGACATTCAAAATGGCCGTGTCAACATTGAAGTTGGCGTTGCTCTTGAGTTCCCTGCTGAGTTTGTTGTAATCAAACTTGGTCAGATTACCGGAACAGCTACGGCTTAAGGAGATAAATAAAAATGACTGAACCTAGACATACACTTAGTACTATCCAAACGGATCCGGTCCGTAATTTTAAGTTCGTTGTCGAGTTTTATCAACAGAGCGACGACGGTAAGTGGGGATCTTCTTTCGGAAAGATGGGCTTCGTATCTCTTTCCGGCCTAAGCGTCACTACTGAATCAATTGCATACCGCGAAGGCGGCTACAACACCAACTTTCACCAGATTCCTGGTCAGAGCTCATTTACCCCGATTACTCTTTCAAAGGGCGTAATGCTTGGAAATGACGCTCATGCTCGTTGGATGCGCCGCCTATTTTCAGTGCTAACCCCAAATGCAACCAGTGGAGTTGGTGCGGACTTCCGCTGCGACCTTGATATCGCAGTGCTTAGCCACCCAAATCCAGCTGGATTAGTTGGATTAAATGGATCTGCTTCCGAAGGCCCACACACAGATCACGCATCTATGCGTTTCCGTGTACACAACTGCTGGATTACTTCATTGTCTTACAGCAACTTGGACGCCGGAGCTAGCACACTAATGGTTGAAGAACTTACTCTAGTACATGAAGGCTTTGACGTAACCTTTGCTCGTAACTATACACAAGCAGGTTCAGCACAGAAGCTTGACAACACAGTAATCTCAGCTCTTTAATAACTAACGAAAAGGTAAACTAAATGTCTACAGAAACTATCAGCGCAACAAACAACCCTGCTCTAGCTAATAAACTAGCAGCACAAGCACTTTCTGAGCAGGAGGTAGCGGCACCAGCCCCTAAGGTTGAAACTCCGTTACCTCCTGATACTCAGGTAGAACTACCTGGTGGCTTAACTGATCCTTTTGAAGGGGTCATAACTACCGCAGAAATACGAGAACTAACAGGAACTGACGAAGAAATAATTGCTCGAATTGGTGATCCTGGAAAAGCTCTATTATCCATACTAGAAAGAGCAACAATAAAAATTGGCGATAAACCAGCCGATAAAGAAACATTAGATGCTCTTTTAGCTGGAGACAGAGAAGCACTACTTTTAGCTATTAGAGTTGCCACATTTGGTCCAGAAGTGACTATTGGTCCTGTATGTCCCGATTGTGGAGAAGATCAAACTTTTAAGATTGATCTCACATCCGATGTAAAAATTAAAAAGTTAGAAAAAGAAGAAGATAGGTCATTGATAGTTGATTGCAAAGTTGGAAAGGTAAAAATAAATTTACCAACTGGCGGTGCTCAAAAAGCACTAGTTAATGCAACTAACAAAAATGCAGCTGAACTAGACACTATTCTTTTAAAGAGCTGTGTCGAATCTATCAATGGAATGCCTATTTAAATGTTCAACAAATTAAGGATTTAAGCTTAAAAGATCGTAGAGATCTAATAAAGCATATAACAGACCGCAACCCAGGCCCACAACTTAGTGAAATCAAAAAAACTTGCTCCTCTTGCGATTCGGAGGTATCACTGCCACTGACCCTGGCAGATTTGTTTCGAGAGTGAGACAAGTTACGAGCTGGTTATAGAAGCGTATAGTTTACTAGCGCACTATTATCCAGGATGGACTTTACAGGACATCAAGTCCCTATCTTTTAGGGAAAGAATGATTTGGTTAACTAAAGCAATTAATAGGCCTAAGGCGGTGAAGTAATGGCAGTCCCACCCGGTGGACAAAACTTGGTCGGTGCTACCGACAACACTTTTGGACAAATGCCAGGTATCCTGGAAAAAGTATTGTCTAAAGGTGATACTGGGCTGCTTAAACTTGTCGCACACACCGATAAAATAAATAAAAATTTAAAACAAGCTGCTGAGTATGTAAACAAAATTTCTAACGGTGGAAAAGGTGGCGTTGGCGGTCAAACTTTAGGTCTTGGTAGTTTTGGAAGTGGGACCCGCAACCAACAGATTGGCGTAGGTCTTGGAGTAGTTGCAGCTGGAACTGCAGCAATAGGTATGAGTATGGCGCCAAATACTATGGCGGCAGTAACTCAAAGAATGTACGCAGATTCCGTGGCTGGACTCAGCGGAATGGGCGCTACAAGCTTAATTTCTCAATCTAATCGTTTAGTAGGTGGCGGCGCAACTAGCGCATACGGTCCTACAGCTGCTGCAGCAACGCTAGCTTATCAAGGCGGATATTTAGCCAATACCCTAGGCTCTAGGCGAATAATGCAACAACTTGGGGGTATGTCGGCAATAACCGGTTCCTCTAACGAACAAGTTGCTGGAGCATTTGCTGGAATAAATGCAATGACTTTTTTGCGAGGCGGCATTCGTGCTCGTGACAGAGAGGGAAACCTAGTAGCTCCTAATCAATTAATAAATCAAGCTTATCGCTTTTTATATGGCGCACGCTCCATAACTAAAGAACAAGCAATGATGGTTCTTAACCCTGGATCTAGGGGTTATGCAACTTTAATGCAACTAACTGGTGGGGATCCAGAATTAATGCGTCAATTGCAAATGGGAATAATTGCTAGGGCAAGTAAGGGAAGCGCCCTAAGTAAAAAAGATTTGTCTAACCCTAACCGAGCTCTTGATCTTATGGGTGTTGGTAAAGAAAGCCCAATAAGATCTCAGTTCCGATACAACACGTCTGAGGCCCGTAAGCTTGAATCAACAGAAGCTGGTTTAGTGGGTGGATACAACGTAGGTCTTCGTACTACGGCATCCGTCAACGATGCGTTTAGCACTATGGCTGACATATTAGGTCCAGTCAATGATGGATTAATGACCCTAAAAGGTATTTTACAAACTATGCCTGGGGCTGGAAATACGGGAGCAACTTTATCAAGCTTAGGCGGTATGGCCATGGGTGCAGGCGCTAGCGCACTGCAGCTAGGATTAACTGCAAGAATGCTTGGTGTTGGTGGCGCTAAAGGGCTTATGGGAACAGGTGCTTTAGCTGCAGGCGGAACAGCAGCAACTATGGGCGCTGGAACAGCAGCTGCTGTTGGAGCTGGAACTGCTGCTACTGGTGCAGCTGCACTATCTAAACGAGCAGCCTTATTAAAATTAATAAAGTCTTCAAAGGGTAAACTCACAATCGGCGCTATTGCGGCCACTTTAGGTACAGAAGCATTAGACGCATTATTTGGAGATAAAGTCAACCCTAATGTTCGTACTGCCGGTAGAGCAGCTGCCAACATAGGTAGCATGGCTCTTACGGGAGCCGCTGTAGGAAGCTTTATTCCTGGTCTTGGAACAGGTATTGGTGCCCTTATAGGTACGGGTATTGGTCTTGGACAAACGCTATTAGGCGGAGGAATGGGTGGCGGAGATTGCGCTCATGGCCACATGGGTTGTTCTCATGGCATTGGTGGAGACGGTGGAGCTACCGGAAAAGTATTTCAACCGCCTGTGCCTAAAGGTACTCCAGTAAGTTCTCCTTTTGGACCTCGTCCAGATGCAGCAAAAAGAAATCCGGGCATTAGCTCTAATCACACCGGTATTGACTACGCAGTTGGTGTAGGCAACCCTGTAGCTGCAGCTGCAGATGGTATTGTAAGTGAAACTGGAACTCATCGTCAATATGGCTATTATGTAATTATAAAACACGCAAAAAAATCAACTTTGTATGCTCACCTAAGTAAGATACTTGTTTCTAAAGGACAAAAAGTAAAACAAGGTCAAGAAATTGCTAAGTCTGGCGGTAAAAGAGGTGCTCCAGGAGCAGGAAGCTCTACTGGTCCACACCTTCACTTTGAAATCAGAGATCACGGCGGTGTTGGTGCTCAAGGACGTCAAGATCCTAAAGGACTATTTGGAAGAGCATTTTCATTTATAAAACACATTGCTGGAAAAGCATTTAGTGGTTTAAAAAACATGGCGGGCAGAGTTTTTGGAATTAATAATGACATTAAGACTTCCAGCTCTACTTCCTCACTAGACAGTGACTCATCCCTGCCAGTATCTAAAAAACTAAGAAGCCCCTCTATTTCTGAACTATTGCGGATGTTTAGTGGAGGACCAGTAAATCTTGGAAGAATGGTTAGTGGGATAAACGTTAATAGTAAAAAATATAAGGATAACTTTAATACTTCGTATGATGAAACTCCTCCAGGAATAGCTGGAGGAAGTCGATCTGCTCTTATGAAAATGCTTTATGAAGGAGGCTTTAGAGGAGATTCTTTAAAAACAGCCTTTGCAGTAGCTTTAGCAGAATCTGGTGGAAGACCGGGAGCTGTGGGAGACGAGCATTTAGCAAATAAAAAATGGGGAAACAGTTATGGGATTTTTCAGATCCGTTCTTTAAAAGATTGGAGAGCATACAACGATCCCTATAGAGATGCTACTCGTCTTCGTGACCCACGTTACAATATCCAATCTGCTTGGGTAAAAAGTAAAAAAGGAACTAACTGGAAACCTTGGGAAGCTTATAACACCGGTGCTTTTACTAAGTTCTTAGACGATGCAGAGACTGTAGCAAAGAAAACTGGCATGGGTGGCGGCGATGGTATGGGGTCTGCTGGACTTTCTTCCACAGAAACTGGAGGTTCTAGCACCGCCGTTATGCGAGGAAATGCTACTTTAAACTCTAACTCAAAGGTAAATGTTTCGGTAAATATGAATGTTCAAATTGCAAGAGCATCTGTATCTGAGGCTAATAAATTAGCAGACGATGTGTTAAGAAGATTAGAACAAAAACTTAAGTATGGGGAAGGAATTGGTAGTTACTAATGGCATATAAATATGAAGATGACTTAACCGTACAAAATGCCTCATCCCTATATTACTGGACTGTTGTTACAAAAGAAGAAATTGGAACCGGTGGCAGCAGCCCAGAAGACGGGTATGTTGCAATAAGTAGTCCATCTAAAAGAGTAAATTTAAAGCATGAAGTAAAATACTATATTCGTGCGTACAAACTGGTGTCCGGAGTACCACAAATATTAAATGACAATAATGTTTCAGTAACAATACCACAAAGTTATAGAGATTCTGTTGCTAATGCCGTAACTATCGGCACAATTGTTACCACGAACGAAGGAAATTTATTATTTTCAGATAAAAACTTATTTATCGTAGGATTTCACGGAAAAACATCTGGGTTTACTTTTACCCCCAAATTTTTAGTTACATTAAAGCCCAACAGTGATGAAAATAATAGTTCAGTGTCTAAAGAAATTTTTCCTGCAACTGGAATACCTGGCTTACCAAAAACAATTACTTTTACTCAAGGCAATGTTGCTTCACAAGTACCTCAAAACATAAAAGATGAGGCTGCTGTTGGTAGTCTACAAGATCTTATTACTCGTGACACCTGTGCAAAACCTAACAGATGGGTAGCGCTAGTTCTTAAAGATAAGTCAGATGGCAGACACGTTTATGTAAAAACATACGCGTTAGATGGATCATTTGTTAGTCAAAAGTATATTGGAAAAGATGGCGGACCTAATCCAGACAAAATCAATCACTATGAAGTTGGTAGAAAACAAGTAATTAGGTTAAAAGCGCAAGAGTGTTTTTCTAATGACGACCCAGATGTCCCAGACACCGCTGTGCTTCCACCACCCAATCTAGATAAGGTTAGATATAACCCACCTAATCACTATGTCACTAGAAGTGTTGCTCATGGAGAACGAACTAGAGAGCAATTAAATAGCAATGGTCGAATTATTACTTCTGTTGTAGATGTACAAGAAGCATTGTCTAATAGAAACAATCGTCTAGGAAAAATATATCAATCTACTGATGGCGCAAAAGCTCTTAATAAAAAAGATAAAACGGGTAAGCAACCTATTTGGGGATTTAAATTTACTTATAATCCCACCGCCATAGAGTACGGCACTACAACTAATACCTCAATTGACTGGATGTTAAATAGCAAAGATCCTGCAAACCTATTAGGAGGAAATACTTCAGTTACTGTGTCTTTATATTTAAATCGTATAGTAGATATGACAGAGCTTAAAAATTGGGGTGGTGGATCTTACACTAAAAACTATCCT